GTGGCCGATACCATCGGTATCCCCGTACCCATAGGCTCCAACGTGAATGGCGCAAGCGTCTGTGAGGAGCTTGCTTTCAACGGATGGGCCAGTACGGATGAGCTTCCTGCAGTTGTCCATTCGAGATGCCTGGATAGGCACGGACATCTTGTCCCATGAGGCACAAGTTACGGTTAATTCGTTATCTGCGAACTCCAGCTCGGTGCTGGGGGCTCGATCGGTAGGGTCATAGTCGATTAGGATATACACTGATCCGGACGTGGTGGTTGCACACGAAGGTGTGTAACGCACGGCGTTGCGTCCGCTCATTAGATACTTGTCGTAGTTCTTCGCTTGGAAGTGGCCTACGGAGAAAGTGTCTATCAATCCGGGGTTATAGTGGAACGTCTTCGTGAAGAAGGTTCCAGCCCCACCTCCGGTTACAGAGGTCAATCGTTCGGTGCCGACGAAAGGCTGATTAGGTGCTGACATCGTGTGACCCGGCGCGGGTCTGGATGCCACCACGGCCACCCTCTGGCGGGTGACCGGTTTACGTGTGCGGTTTCGTGGACTCATGTCAATTTGTAAGGATGCTAGGCTAATTATAGCTTAAATATGACAGGCCATTCCATGTAAATGGCCCGCCTAGCACCCGTGGTCCCAGCTCATTTGCTGGGTTTCGATCGCCGGTGAGGGCGTCCCTTCTCAGGTGATGGTCTCTTCTTCGGGGCTAACCCCGCGTCCACGACCACCTTGCCCGTTTGGCCTTTGTCTGACGCTGGCTTACGGGTCCTGTTCTTCTTAGCACCTTGGGTGCCCCGCGCTTTTGCGCCACCAGCCTTAGTCGGTGCTGGTGATTTGGGTTCTATTACGACCCCGTCGACATGTACTGCGATCTTGGCGGATGGTTCCACTGGCAACGCGCATAATGGCGGTGTCAAAATCGTGTCGACTGTAGCTTTGTCCAACCACTCCGTGAACAGGAGGTGGTCGAACTGGTAGTTCTCTAGGGCATCGTGGCAGTAAGAAGACATCCATGCCCGCGTGGGGTTCGGGTATTGGACGTCTAACGGACCGATCGTGTCCCATCTGGCCATGGATCGGAGTTTCTCGTCGTAGTCGACGTGTCCGAACAGTTGAATGACCTTCGACGCAAAAGCGCCGATGACTGGAGTGTTCTTATCAGTCAGGAAGAAGGAGCGGGCCTTCTCGCTGAGTTTGTCCGTGGCTGAGACGCTAGGTCCCATGTTTACCGTGGTGTGGAACTTGGACAG